GTGCTATATTGTAGCTATCTATATGGCATTTTTAAGGTTTATGAAGTATGTTCATAACGCGACAATAGTATTAAAGCATTGAAAATAGGCATTTTACGGCAATTTCTATTTCTGAAAAATTACAACAATATTACAACAACGGCGATTTTCAATGAAAAAGAGGCAGCAGATGAGCCGCCTCTTTGTGTCTCGACTTGACAAAAAAAGTTAAAATTTGTCGTTTTTCTCAAAAGCCAGGAGACAAGTAGCCAGGCTCGCTGAAGTCAACAGCATCGGTGAGCATACGGTCGAAAATGTCTAGCGCCACATCCAGTGTTGCTCCATCTCGAAGTTCTCCTGTCCTTTCATCTACGAGGAAATCCAAGTAGCCGCTTGTAAGTCCGGACGATCCGTTAAATGTGTCTATGTCGTCGAAAGTAACGCGATAGCGTCCCTTTTTGAGTTGCACCACGATGCGCGCCGTGAACTTGTCCATGTTTAGCAGGAAAATCGGCAGCTTGCTACGCGTATATCCGTACTTCTGAACAGGAATCCGGCCTCTCCAGATATAGTCACACACCAAGGTTGAATCATTCAGGAGTCGGCAGTTGCGGAAACCTTTCCAGAAGAATTGATCTTGAAGATCCTGGATGTTGCCGATGCCGGAAACAAAGACCTTCTGCCAGGCAACTTTGTCATCATTCACTACTATAAAATTATGCGAGCTAATCACGTCGACGGGCGCTGCCTCCTCCTTGTTTTTGCCAATAGTCAGTTTTAATTTCCGCTCGAAGGATTCCTGAGCCACGCACAGAACCGGCAGCATGATGACCGCCACGAATAGCATTATTAATCTCTTCATATTTTTATTAATGATTAAAATTCGAGTCGGCGGATCCGCCATTGTTGCAGCCGATAGTGTAGGTGTTCCGGCTCCCCGTGAGACTTTCCGCCAGCCGGCGGTAATCCTCCTGTAATTTCCAATATTTATCCGTCGCGCTGTGCAGTTGTTCTTTCAGAGCCTTCATGTTATCCTCGAGGGTGTTTATAATCCCAAGAAAGCGGTCCCTCTCTTTCGCGTAATCTGCTCGAGCAGTCTCCATCATCCGAGTCATTCGCTCGTTAGCCTTGATCAGTCTGGCGTTGTTCTTCTGCGACGTATCGCGGGAAGATTGCAGGCTGCTGACGTGTGAGGTGTATGCGGTCTCCACCGATTTGCACGCCCTTGTCAGTTCTTCGGTAATTCGGCTGGTTCTGTCAATTCTAGCCTCCGACCGCTCCAGCATCTCGAGAAAAATTTTTACACCACTTTCGTAACCGCGCGCGTCGCGCTTGACACCAGACTTCGTGTCTTGGTCATGATCTGAATCATCCATAGTTTTATGTTATGTTATGTTATAAGAGGTTTACGCCAAATTATTGCCGTTTAACGACTATTAATTGTCAATTCTTGACAACACAGAATCCGTGCCTACTTCAGTTTCGCGTTAATCTCCTTGAGTGTGACGGACATATCCGCGAACACCTTAATCCCTGAATATATCAGCAGGGACAGTATCAGGACAGAAACGCCGCACAATATAAGCACTATGGAAAATGAATCTCCTTTTAGAATTTCACTGATTCCCATGATGAGGTCTAATACGGCTACAATTATACCGAGAACCAGAACGGCCGATGCCGCATTCTGCAGAGTTTTCTCGGCAAAGAGGTTGATGTTTACGCTTTCCTGTCTTGCGGAAGCCGTGCTCGTTGTTTCTTCCATAACGATATGTATTTATTGGTTGTTAATTATTCTTCACTAGCGCGCGGAGAAAATCTATCTGCGCCTCCTTGTCCTTCAGCTGTTCCCTCAGCATCTCGTTCTCCTTCTCCAGCACCGCCATCTGCGTAGCTGCGTCGCCATCTTTCTGACGATTGTCCGCCCTGTTCTGACCTATCTGGACATTCACATCGCCGGCGTTGTTATTACCGGCGTAAATGCCGCCGTTAGTTAACATCGAGGTATCCCACCCATGAGGATTGTTGAGTATCTTGGTTAGATTATCTTTTGAAGGGTTGCCTGCCCCCTTAACCATTCTCGATATAAACGCTTCTGTCACACCGAGATACTTCGCTAAATCAACCTGTTTTAGTTTATTCCTGTATAAGAATTCTTTGATGTCCATCTTTGCTTTGAGTTAATTATCTTAATTTTTTCAGTTAATTTACTTGCAAATCAAATTAAGTTTCTTTACCTTTGTATTCAGAAACCAACCCACAAAGGGCAAAGGTAATAAAAAGTAAATAAAAGACAAGCAATATGACACACGATGAATTAGAATCAACGATTAAGAAACTGATGACTGAATTCAACGCTAACAGGACGAAAATTCAGGAAGCGCGCAAGGTCGAGGATTGGGATATAGTTGACGCGCTCAACGAGCGGCAGCACGAAATAAACGACGAACTGAACGCTATCTATAACATAACAATACAGGAGGAGGTGAACAATGAGAACTAGACGTGAATGTGATATTGACAGGATAGCACGCCACGCCATCGGCTGGGTGATACTGGCGGCCGGAGCCGGCTACCTGTTCTTCGGAAGCTACCACTGCGGCATGGCCAGATTCCTTGCATGCGCCGTATGTGTCGGAATATGGACTGCGGCGACGATAGACGACAATGACTCAAAACGAACCCGCGAGGGCAAGTGAGGGTTACTCTAACATAACTAGCAACCGCCTGCACTCATAGCAGGCACGTGCAGGCGGACAACGGCGGTAAAACGAGGATATTGGGACGCACCTCGAAGCATATAGCCTGACAGCAATGTCAGGGGAAAGCCTGGGATTGCAGCATGGTTCGAATCCATGCCCGCCGGCAAAACGCAGGGATGCGCGGGGTAAGCCAAAAACATAAAAACTCCGGCGATCCGCAGAACGGACGCCGCCCTGACTGGCACTGGATAGTCCTTTACAGGGTTGGCAGGGAGACTTCCACGGGTGGCGTGGCGCTCGACGGCTGACAGCGAAAACAGACCGGCAGCGAAAACAGACCGGCAGCGTGGGAGGTTCGAGACCTCCGTCTTCCTCTGATAATTGAAACAAAACGAGAAAGAAAATGGAAGGGAAAATCAGCGTATTAGGAACAATCAAGACTTTGGGCGTCGGTGAGATCTTCGTCTTTAAGCCTGAACAAATCAAGTACACGTCGCTGCTGTGCGCGTGCTCGAAACTGCGCATGGACAACAAGCGCGTGCGTTACAAGGTGAAGACATTGCCTAGCGGCAAATATCAAGTAACACGTATATCATGAGCAGCATAGAGGTATTATCGCGCGATTACGCACAGGTGAGCGAACTCATTGCCGGCGCCATCATCAAGAAAATGAAGCCGGTCGACGACGAGCTCAGCGAGAACGAGGCGCAGAAGGCCTACGGCACCCGCTGCTCAACCGGATGAGAGACGCAGGGCTTGCGGAGTTCGCGAGGATAGGGAACAAGAAGGTCTACAGCCGCCACCAGCTTGACTGCCTTAAGGCAGCGGAAAGGGAACAAGCGCGGCTGATAATGAAGGAAAAGAACTGAACCATGGACGGGAAGATAACAGCGGCGGACGCACGTAGACTTGCAGAAGCAAGGCACATGCAGGTGGCGGATTTCAACGAGGCGTTTTTGGCCTCTTTCGACACCGAGGAGGCGCGAGACATCGCCGGCGGCATGATGCGTCACCAGTACCATCGAGAAATGTCCAGGGCAGGGCTACAATGAAGGAGGTCACATGCATAAGTTCGAGATTAACGACAAGGTCGTCTGGAAAACAGCAAACGGCACGGCGAGCGGCAGGGTCGTATGTTACGACACGCTAGGGTTCGGCTACATGATCGTGGCGCTGCCTAACAGCAGGAGGATGCTCGTGAACGAATGCAGCGCGACAGCCTGCAATGACGCGACAACAGGAAATTATCATTGTTGACATAATAACAAAGTCCTTCGCAGCGATGCGCGGGCACGGAGACGCTGGGCAAGTGTGTAATATTGTGGTTATAATGGTTTTAGCATCAGTTTTCAGCCGGCGGATCCGTCAAGCCCTTGCGGGGGTGACACCTTTCAGGGGCTCTAATTTCAAACGAAAAAACAAGTATGGAAAACAAAACAAACTCAAAGACGCAAACTGGAGTCTACCGGAAGATTCTGGAGCTTCAGAGGACAGTCAGGGCCCTGCTTCCCAACGCCAACGGAGGAGGTGACAGGAATTCGTACAGGTTCGTTTCTGGATCTAAACTGCTGGGGTATCTGCGCCCGAAAATGGACCAGCTGGGAATCATCTTGAAGCAGGAGATTGTGGAAGAGTCGCACGAGCGGATAGATTACGCCACTGCCTACGGACACAAGTCGGAGATGTTCACAGCGCTGAAGATGCGCTTCACCTGGATAGACGTCGACACTGGAGAGCGTGACGAGAACGAATTTATCGCATTCGGACAGAACGGATGGGATAAGGGACTTGGAAGCGCGCTGACATACGGCGAGAGATACTTCCTGCTCAAGTTCTTCCACATCGCTACGGACGAGGACGATGTCGACGAGCTGCCTATCACGGAAGCCATGCCGGTGAACGTTCAGATGCCGCTGGCACCAGCACCGGCACCACGGCCGCAGCCGGCTCCGGTCATTCCACAGGCACCAGCACCAGTTCCGGCTCCGGCGCGGGGCAAACAGCAACCGATACAAGTGCAAGTGGTACAAGCTGGCGACGACACCTACATGAAGCTGATCGCAAGAATCAACAAGGGGCAGCTCGACACTATCGACAAGGCGCTCAAAAGCGGTATGGTCTTTTCCGGCGAGGCGCTGGCAATGCTGGAGCAGGCACAACGAGACTATAAACCAAATTCTAAATAAAAGCATTATGACACAAGACACAACAACAAAGAGCATGTCTCTTTATGACCTTCAGGCTTTAGCCTTCAGGACGGAGCTTGAACTTGAAGACAGCGGCGGAGAACTCACGCCGGAAATTGAGCAGGCCTTGGCCACGACCGAGGTCGAGATTCCGCGCAAAGTGGACGCGTACAAGGGCTATCTGGATTTCCTGAAGGCGCGCGCGGACCAACTCCAGCAGACCATCAAGTCGCTTCAGAGCAAGAAGAAGGCTGTCGAGAATGCCGGCGAGAGGGTGAGGAAGTATGTGAAGGACACGATGGGCGCCTTTGGCCTGCGGAAAATCAAGGGCGACGTCTACACGGCCACGCTGACGGAACGCGACGGCATCGAGGTGAACGAGGAGGAGATCCTTGCACCTTACAGGGAGAAGGTGATGAGGCTTTCCGAAACATTGCCGGATTACGTTTCCGTCGAACTGAAAGTCAGCAAGACCGGCATAGCTGAGGCAATCAAGGGCAACGACGTGCTGCCGCTGGGTATCACCAGGACGACGACGGACACGCTGACAATTCGCTAGATCATGACATCAAGCAAGAGAGATTCATTCGTCTATCATCTCAGCTGGGAGGAAGTAATGGACAACTTGCCAGAGGAGGTCAGGGAGGAGGTGCGCGGCGGCATTATTGGGTATGCTCGCACGGGGGTCACCCCTGAACTGAAACCTTTGGCAAAAGTAGCCTTCGAGTTTGTGAAGAGAGACCTAGACAGGGATTTCCAGCGCTATCAGGACATGGTTGCAAGTCGAAGCGAGAGCGGCAAGAAGGGTGCGGCGGCAAAACAAGCAAATGCTAGCAACGCAAAGCAAAGCCAAGCAAAACAAGCAAATGCTGGCAATGCCAAGCAAACGCAGCAAGAGGAAGCAAATCAAGCTGTATATGATAATGATTATGATTATGTAACACATAGTGTGTGTGTTAATAGCGCGCAGGCGCGCGCGAGCACACCACCAGCACCACACACAGATTTCGATTATTTCTTCCCGACTTTTTGGAAAGCGAATATTTTCCAGCCGGCAGCAGAGACGCAGCGGTTCATAGACTACTACGAAGCATCAGGATGGGCGCTGGAGAAGGGAGACCTTCTTGACAGCGACGCGAAGAGGCTTGCGAAGGCCAGGATCTGGAAACCGAAAAAGGAGGGGGCGAGATTCCCGCCGAGGTTCGCCGAGATCTGGTCAGAGCTCGCGGAACAGGCGCCTGACAACATCCGACGGCAGATGTACGAGGACGGCGTGGCCGTGCACATGGAGAGCAGGAGCGTCTGCACATCCATCGAGGTGACGAGGGAGGTGAAGCAATGGCTCATGGACCAATCAAACGCGGCGGCGAGGGAACTGATTCTCGGGAAATGGCTACGCGGCAACCACAACAAGCCGGTGCAATTCCCTGTATATGATTAACAAACAAATTAAAAACAAAATTATGGCAACACTAAACAAGGCAATACTCATCGGCTACGTAGGTAAGGAGCCGGACGTGAGGTATCTTGAGACTCCGGAGCATCCGAAGGTGGCGCAGTTCTCGCTGGCCACGACCGAGCGGATGAAGTCAAAGGACGGGGAGGTCAAGGAATTGACCGAATGGCACAACATCGTGGCGTGGCGCGGTCTGGCGGACGTGACGGAAAAGTACATACGCAAAGGCATGCCGCTCTATGTCGAGGGCAGGCTGCGGACCAGAAGCTGGGAATCGAACGGCAAGACGGCCTACCGCACGGAGATAGTTGCGGACAACATCCAGATGCTGGGAAACAAGTCAGATGGCGAGAGGCAGGCGGCTCCAGCTGCAGGGCAATGGGTATCGCCGAAGCCCGCATACCAGCCGGCAGCTCCACAGGTTCCGGCATACGGCATGACAATGCCGGCGGCTCCGGTATATGACGATCCGAAAGATGACTTGCCGTTCTGACACTTTGCCGCCGGCGGTGCTGACGGCAAGGGAACACCAAGAGATGCGGAGGTGCATCGAGAGGGTTCGGCGCCTTGGTATCAGAGACAACAGGCTGACGAATCTCGTAGACCGCATGTCGGTGACCTTGAAGAAAGGCGCGAGAAGGGCGGAGAAGTCCGCCACAGTGAAACGAAACGACCGAAGTGGTACGGTTGGCCGAATACAGCAGAAGAAATAGAAAATAACAATTCAAATTATGGAAAATAACAAAGAAACGAAGATAATTTTATCCGATGAGATTTTTTATGCGGTCCTGAAGGACGGAACGATTATCAACAATGTCAAGAGTTTGCTGACCATTGACAAGCAAGACAAGTTGCTGTCATCATGTGAGAAGTTGTTAACTGCTGACGTGGATATTCTAAAGGACATTGAAAGTTATACTAACAGAGAAAAGATAATTCTCATGATGACCTTTCCTGTCGCGCAATTTTTATCGCGTGAAGCTAAGAAAAAAAGATTAGATGAACTTAAATCTAGCCTTCAAGGAAATCGCCAATGAAAAAGAAAATCACAAAGGAACAGGCCAAGGAGAACTTCAAGGCATTCCGCAAGGAACTACGCGACAGGGCATGGAAGCGCGTCGCCGGATCGAAGATTCCCGACTTGGTCAAGGTCGGCCTTCTGATGTCCAATGCCCTGTCTCTGCTGACGGCGCAGATTGACGTGATGATTCGCGCGGAGCTCAAGGCAGAGGGCGTGAACGCAAAAACGAGCGGCGGAGAGGGAGACATAATCTGCGGCATGAAGAACTACGCAGAGAAGACAAAGGCTGCGGAGTATTGGTTCGAGCGCGACCTGAAGCCCTATATCGAGGACTGCACGTTCGGCAGCTACGGCGTGAAGGCATACGACGACTTCAACCACAGCTCTGCGGAGGTCATACAGCTTCTGATGCTGTGCGTGGACAGGGGAGAAGTTGACGGCGGCATGGAAAAGGTCTTCCGGTCGCTGCAACGCCTGAAGAAAGGCACGCGGTTCTCCGACGAGGACATTGCGAGGTTTGATTTTAAGGAGTAGACGATTATGGACGATGAAATGCTGCTTCGCGTTGTGGATTATGTCCAGCGCGGAAAGAAAAGCTGCGAGGATGCGGCAGAGAATCTTCTAAACCATGAGCCAGCACTTTCTTATTACAGGGGCAAGGCCAAAGCCTTCAGCGAGGTACTGGCGGTTATGGATCAACAGGGAGGTAGTGATGAAGTTTGAAGCGACATTCTCGGAACACGGCAGGGTCATGACCAGGACCTATGACAAGCCGGACGCAACCAAAGAGGACGTAATAGAATGGTTCGGGTTGCGCGAACACGACATTGACTGGTTTACAATTAAGGAAATCAACGAAAAGGATTAGAAAATTATGAAATACGATTTTTCAAAATGCAATAATTTGCAATTCAAGGCGAAAGGTAATGAGGGAGAAGTAATGACAGGCTATCTAAAAGTTGCGAAAGAAGGAGAAGAATGTGTGGTGTATGTCTTCTCTGATAAGAAAGAAAATGAAGGTTTAGATAGCAGTCTTCAAATTGTAACAAGACACTACGATTGTTGCGAAATCATAGAAGATTTTAGCGAATGGGCGGAGAAGCACGATCTGGAAATAGTCCCGCGCGATCCGGAGACTTACTCCGACTGGAAGGTTGGTGACCGCGTCCGCTGTAAGTCCGGCGCCGAAGTTGTTTACGACATCGCCGCGAAACTTGGCGAAGTAGTGTTTCTGTCGAAAAATCACTCCCAAGTGTTAACATTACCAATCAACATATTAGTAAGAGATTCCAAACTCATCCTCACGGGCTACGAGCAGGAACTCCTGAAAGCACAGGAAAATAAAAAGTGCCCGTTTAAGGAGGGGGACAAGGTGTTAGTGAGAGATTCGGACACTTCTTGGAAGTTTGACGTATTTCAAAATTATGAAGAAAATGCATGTTATTCGTATGAATGTCTTGGCAGTGAATACGAGCAATGCATTCCTCTCAACGAGCACACGTGGAAGCTTTTGGGTACGACGGACGAATACAAGGAGGAGGAATAGTTATGGAACAATTCAGTTTGGCAGAATACCTCAAGAATCCCACCAGACCGATTGTCACGAGGGACGGCAGGAGTGTAAGGATCGTTTGCACGGATAGAAATCACAAAGAGCTCCCGATAATAGCTCTTGTGCTAATAGACGGTGAGGAAAGCGTGTGCAGTTATATGGAAGATGGTAAGTATTTGAGTTACACACATTCAAGGGATTTATTCTTCGCGACTGAACCGAAAACAAAAAAGGTCGGCTGGATGAACGTCCGCAAGTATGGAGACGACAAACACTTCTATCGCGAGGGTGGTGTTATCCACCCGACACGTGAGCAGGCGTTGACAGAGCGTCCGGATTATGTCGTGGACACAATTCAGATCAATAGGAATTTCACTCCCGATGAATGGCGCGAATACTTATATCAGCATCCAGACTCGCATTCTGAGCCGGTGTTTCAATTCAAAGGCTACGAATACAACGTTTACGACATCTGTCTTAATCCTCATATTCCTGTGAAGATTGAACTTGGAGGATGCAAGGTGTCGATAATGACGGCGGAGATGCCTTCGGGTCTTTGGGGGCATGGAATGATCTGCGACCTGTATACATCGTCCAAGACTTACGGCGTACTTTTCTGCTATGCACGAGATAGTGCATACACGGAGAGAGAAGCAGTGTATACGGCGCTTCGGGAATGCGAGCGAATGACCCTAGACGAATTGGACCACCTGAAAAATTTAAGTGTGGATGGGGCGGAAACGAAGCGCCCTGGCGTGCGCTCTTTCCTTAAAAAGGTTCAGCATTATATCGACATGTATGACCCTGACCAATTAACACTATTCGACGAGCACAATGAAAGTTAGTAACAGTTTTATCCGCCACACGGTCTATGCGAAGTACAACGGGCATTGCGCCTATTGTGGCTGCGAGATTGACTACAAGGATATGCAGATTGACCACATCAAGCCCAAGTGCAGGAACAACGAGACAATGGCGGAAAGGCACTTGGGTGGTGTGGGAGAGGACAGCATAGAAAATTACAACCCGTCTTGTCGCATGTGCAACTACTACAAAGGCATGTCCAATGTCGAGCAGTTCCGGATGAGACTTGCAAAGGAACTTGACTACAAGCGAACATTTGCAACACGGCTGGCGCTCAAGTATGGAATGCTGACAGAAATGGAATGGGATGGTAAATTTTATTTTGAAAAAATATGAAATGCAATGAACTAATGGTCGGCGACTGGATCGCCGATGAGCGCAGAATCCCTATGCAGGTCATATCCGTCGGCTATACCTACGCCTATGCCGAAAACGTCTACGACTACGACTGGGTGGAGTTTGAAGACAAGGAGTGCAAGCCGTGTCCGATTCTCCTGACGGACGAGTTCTTCAAGAGAAATAACTTCGACGAAGACGTCCTCTACTGGATTAAAGGAGGGAGCATCCACGATGCTGACGGAAAAGATGTCTACCTCATTGCGATTAGGATGTATAATACTTCGACAGGTCCGTGCGCAAACGTCCACTATGTGCACGAATTGCAGCAGCTCTTGCGGCTTGGAGGATATGCTGAACTGGCAAACAATGTGAAACTATGACAAATAACGACTAATAACGACAAACAAGGAACTACAAGATAAACTGCGGAAATTCCCTGACGACATGGAAGTCAAGATTGAAGTGGATGAGTATTTCTACGCGAAATGCGCATCGCCGTATAAGGTTCAGCGGCTGCCGATTGGCGAGGAGTTTATCGCTATTGGAGAATTTGGGAAATTATAATAGAGACAAACATGACAATAGAAGAAAAAGCAAAATTATTCAGCCCTTATAAACCGCACGAATGGCAAGAAGGTTATGGACTATTTGAAAGAGGTTTTGTACAGGGCGCGGAAGACCAGATAAAGATTAACGAAAACGAAATGGCAAAACTCAATGAGGAATGGAAGCAGAACCTGGCAATCCAGCGAGCGATGCTGATAGACAAGGCTGTGGCAGTTCTCGTTGATAGCGGAGTATTCGGAAACATGGATAGTTATGGCGCAAAAGCATTCAGAAAAGCAATGGAGGAATAATTATGGCAAGAATCATTTACAAAGAAGGCCTTGAAGGCCAGAACCGCCTCGAATGCATCGAGGGTATCGAAATTGAGTTATTGAACGGGCAGAATGCACTCGTCTATCCGAAGTACGCGCAACTGCCGCTGCTGACGGAAAAGAATATAGAGTCTTGGGATGCAAAGAGTGCCAGCGAGATTGAAGCTCTAAAGAAATATGAAAATCTCTGGGCAACTGGTGTTCTCTTGAAGAACGGAAGTCCTGCGGCCGAATTTGTCAGCAATTTCCATTCTGACAAACACAGCATCTTCGGATTGCCGACACTGTTGGCAGCGATGGAAATCCAAGACCATAAAGAGGACATTGACGCGCTTGCGAAGACAATCGAGGATGCAGACTTGCTCCGAGACTTCGATAGTAACGTTTGGTCTTGTTCCCGGTACAGCGAGTACCACGGTTGGATTGCGCATGGCGATTACGGTTTTGCCAGCGACAACATCTTGTACGGTGCGGGCCTGGCTGTTCCGGCCATTCTTTACTAACAACGGCGGGGCGCTTGCCCTGCCTTAAAATAGAAAATATGAAGAATTTATCCGTCAATCTCAAACACCCAATAATAGAGGAACGAGATTCGAGCTTCAATGATGAGACGCTTAAAAACATAGAGGCGATGAATCATCTGAATAACCAATCACAGAAAATCCTGAAGATAACGGCTTGTGATTTTTGCATGTATCGAGGCGAAACTATGTGTTTTGCTGGGCAGAATCTCGCAAACAAAAACTTATGCGAAAGCGTCAGGCTCTTCAACAAGGGCAAGAGGATAGCTAATGAACGTGCACTTGCTCTCTACGAGCGAGAATTGCGGCGGTTCAAGAAAATGCTCAATGTCGTTTCTAAAGACGGAACCGGCGGTAAGTTAATATCAGTGGGCGGCAGTCTTGCCGACTTCGAAAAAGCATTGAAAGATGATAAATAAAACTCAAATGAAAACAATTTACATTATTGCAATTGTAGCGAATGCAATATCCGCCGTAATATGTGCAATAAGCAAGGAGTGGCTGAATGCCCTTAATCATGTAGTAATAATAGCCTTATTGTGGGGCTTAATACTTCTACAAGAATCAAATGATCATTATGATGAAATATAGAGTTATAAAGGCCGTCAACGGCTACGGAGAGACGATCTACGTCCCGCAATACAGGAGATTCCTGACATGGCGCGACATGGGTAGAAAATATGACGACTTCACATCCGCAATCGCATACGTCAGGGAAAACGGCATCCGCAAGAAGGAAGAAGTGATTTTTGAAATATAAAAAATGGAGAAGTATGGGCTATGACGAAGCATTGAAAGCTCTTGCAGCGTGGCAGCAAGGTGTCACAGGCAAAACGCGCAAACGGCAGGGACACGCGGAGGACGACTTGCAGATGCAGTGCGTCAGTTGGTTCCGTCTGCAATTCCCGCAGCTGGCGCGACTGCTTCACCACTCCCCAAACGGAGGACGGCGAGACGCACGCGAGGGCGCAAGATTCAAGCAGATGGGAACGCAGGCAGGCTTCCCCGACCTGATACTTCTTGTCGCGGCGAAAGGCTACCACGCGCTGCTGCTGGAGCTGAAGACACGCACAGGGAGGCAGCAGGAGAGCCAGAAGGACTACCAGAAGCGCGTCGAGGAGCAAGGGTACAGGTACGTGGTCATTCGTTCTTTTGACCAGTTCCGCGAGACAATAAAGGACTATCTCATCGTAAGCGGTTAAGTTTCAATTAACTTACTTTACTTACTTTTTGTTAACTTTGTAAAAAAATAAACCAGAAAATGAAAACAGGACACCAAAGAATAGCCATTGATCTGATAGAGATGAATACCGGACAGATTGCCGGACTGCCGTCAAACCCTAGGCAATGGACCAAGGCGCAGTTGGACAAGCTGAAGGCATCAATCGAGGAGACTCCGGAGCTTCTGGAGGCGCGCGGCTGCATCGTCGACTATCACGAGGGCAAGTATGTCTGCCTCGGCGGAAACATGCGCTATGCGGCGTGCAAGGCTCTGGGCATGTCCGAGGTGCCGTGCTACGTCGTGCCGGAGGGAACTACCATTCTAAAGAAGAAGGAGATCGTAGCGAAGGACAACGTCTCCATGGGCGACTGGGATTTTGACGCACTGGCGAACGAATGGAGCGATATGGACTTGGAAGGCTGGGGTGTTGCCATACCTCCTGAATGGGGAGAAGTATGCGGCGAAAATAAAAAAGAGCTGACAGAAAGAGAGGAAATAGAGAGGAAGAAAAAGGAATTTGAGGATAGAATTGCGGCAGGTGAGATGAGAGAAGAAGACGAAGAATATCAGGCCTTTTTAGCGAAATTCCAAGATGCTAAAACTACAGATGATTGCTACACGCCGCCGAATATATACGAGGCTGTCGTGTCATTTGTCGTCAAGACATACGGCGTAAAGGAAAAGGACTTTGTTCGCCCATTTTACCCAAATGGCGATTATCAGAATGAGAACTATCCGCACGATTGCGTTGTTGTCGATAATCCGCCATTTAGTATTCTTGCAGAAATAATTTCGTTCTTTGAGAAGAACAAAATTAAATACTTCCTATTCGCACCAACACTGACACTCTTTTCTTCTTCTTCTTCTTCTACTGCATTGCCAATAGCGTCACAGGTAAGGTATGAAAATGGCGCAAACGTTAATACTAGCTTTTTGACAAATCTTGAGCCGCGAAACATTCGGGCGCGTTCTTGTCCTGAATTATACGCATTAATGAAAAAAGCGAACGAGGACAACTTGCGGAAACAGCAAAAAGAGTTGCCGAGATATGAGTATGACAAGCACGTGGTAACCTCTACAATGGTAGCTCAATTTTCACGCTATGGAATTGACTTCGTTGTGCCTCGTGATGAAAGCGAAAGAATAGGGGGGCTTGATTCGCAAAAGAAATTCGGCAAGGGCATTTTCGGAAGTGGGTTTTTAATTTCAGACAGAGTGAAGGCAGAACGTGAGAAGGCAGAACGTGAGAAGGCAGAACGTGAGAAGGCAGAACGTTGGGAATTGTCAGAAAAAGAGTTGGCGATAGTCGCAAGGCTTAACGCCGCACGAGAAATTGAATAAACAAAAAAAGATATGGACAATCAGAGGACAATAACTGAAGAGCAGTTTATGGAGCACTGCGACGAGAGCTTGCGACAGCTGGCGCGTGAAGTGCGTGGCTGCGGCTTGTCTGTGTATCAGATAGCGAAGCAGTCAGGGCTGACGTGGCGGACAGTCAAGAAGGTGACCGACGGCATCCCCGTGAGGTTCGACACGGCGGAGCGCATACGCTTCGTCATGCAGCAGAACGCATCAACCGCTATCGGCAATTAATCGGGGAGGATTTGACATGGGGAGACCAGGAAACAAGAACATCGCCAGCATCGGTAGGGAGACGCGGTTCAGCAGCACGAACCAGCCGAAGAAGAAGGGCCGCCGTCCTAACATCCTGACGAAGCTGAAGGCCATCGGCTTGAGCCACGACGACATCCGCACGATACTGGAGAACATCCTGATGGCGGACAAGAACAAGGCGTCCGAGATGCTCCAGGATCCGGAGCTTCCGCTGTTGCTGGTTGGTTATCTATCCGCCCTCATCAAGGACATAAAGAAAGGCAGCAGCATAACCTTGGACAGCATCGTCGACAGGCTGGACGGCAAGGCCACGCAGAAGGTCGAGGCAGACGCGACACTTCGAGATGCGCAACCGCCAGCCATCTATTTCGGAGAGGAAGAAGAACAAGAAGAAAACGACAAAGAGGATTAATGCTATTTTCGCCGAAATACAAGCCGCTTTTCAAAGTCATGCCGGAAGTGCGTTACTTCCTTGTTAAGGGAGGGCGCGCATCCGGCAAGTCCTATGCCGTGAACACATCCCAATGCGTGAGCACCTACCGCGACCCCCATAATATCCTATTCGCACGATATACCATGACATCTGCGGAGGTGTCAGTAATTCCGGAGTTCCGCGACAAGGTCGTGGCGCTTGAGCTTGAAAACCACTTCCGCGTGAAGGCTGCTGACATCGTCAATCTATCGACCGGAGCTAAGATTCTGTTCAGGGGTCTGCTCGCAAGCTCCGGCAATCAGGTCGCGAAATTGAAATCATTGCAGGGCATCAAGACATTCGTGCTGGACGAGGCTCAAGAGTTGACAGACCCTGACCTCTTCGACACGATAGACTTTTCTGTCAGACTTCCAGACGCGCCGAATACCGTGGCGCTGTCGTTCAACCCTACGGACGTGCACTCCTGGATTTACGAGCGATTCTACCGGAATGTGCCGGAAGGCTTCAATGGCATCATCGGAGACGTCTGCTACATCTCCACGACATACCTAGACAATATCCACAATCTTAATCCTTCAATCATCCGGCAGGCGCGCAAGATGGAAGCGGAAGCGCCGGAAAAGTACCGAAACATCTGGCTCGGAGAATGGGCCACGCTGTCAGAAGGCATCATATACAAGCGCTGGAAGGAGATTAGCCTGAACGACTTTCCTAAAAATCTGCCTTGCTTCTACGGCATCGACTGGGGCTACGCTAACGACCCGACGGCGGTCGTCTGCTGTGCCTATGACATTGACACGAAGACCATCTACCTGCGCGAGGTGTGCTACCAGCCGAAGCTGCTCGCTGGGCATATCGCCCGAATCATCTACGAGGATATGGAGGCGTTTGGCGTGGACCGCGAGGCGGACATCTACTGCGACCCTGCACGACCGGAGCACATCGGCGAGCTCCGGATGAACAACCTCTGCGCCATGCCGGCGGACAACAGAAACAAAGAAGGCCGAATATCCTATCTGCAATATTTCTCCGTCAAGTATGTTGGCGAGCACATCAAGTGGGAGAGTGACCGCTACTCGTGGAAGCCTGACCCGAAGGACCGGAGCCGTTATCTGAGCGAGCCGCAGGACGGCAATGACCACCTCATGGATGCCATCAACTATGCCTGCGTAACAAAGCTCCGATACCTCGGACAGACGAACACCATCGGGGATGGATAAAAAAGCCCCGCTCCGAGGAGCAGGGCACAAGGCTGATTCTGTTAAAAAGAAAAGGCGACCGCCCAGCCTTACAGGCGGACATTCAACAGCGAGCCTGCTATATCTTTCAGTGCGAGGTCAAGAGTGGCCTTCTCGGACTCCGTGAACCTCGCTTCCTTTCCGTTGACAGCAAGCCCGTTGATTCGCTGGCAGAGCCATGAACGGGACTTGCCGAAATAATTCTTCGCGATGTACGACATGGAAATGGCAGGGAGTACGCTCGCGAGTTTCTCGCGAATGGCCATGCTCTTCGCTTCTGCGATAGTCTCGTCAAGTTGCATGGCCATGACTTCACCCACTGCTTTCGGATCCTCTGCACAGGCCGCGCTCATCTCAGCCCTGACACACTCCCGTTCACTCTCGGTCTTGGCATTGACGAACCTGTTCTTCAGGTCGTCCATATAAGTCTTGTCTATCATATCTATAAGTTTTGTTCCCCACCTTGCGGTGGGGGTTGTTAATGTTTCAGTTCTTCTACCAGTTCGTCAATCTTGTAATCCAACTCGGCCAGAAGCTTTTGAGTTTCATTTCGACCTCGAATCTCTCCGTAGAGTTCCAAGTAGAAGAGCAGCTCTTTCTCGAGCTTGATTCTTTCTTTTGTTTTTCTTTTCATGCCTTTTCTTTTTTAACATTACAAAGATAATAAACTTTTGTTTATTATGCAAGAAAAACAGGAAAATTCTTCAAAAAAAATGCAAATCTTTTCGGTCGCCTAATGACAATTTGCACAAACACGAATATATGCGCAAATATGACAATAGCCCCAACGGGGCTATTTTGGGGCAAATTTGAAATTATATGTTCGGTTTAAGTCTCATATCAAACAAGGAAATACAGGCTCTGCGAAACGAAATAAAGGGCTTTTACGGAGAGGTCGGCGAGAATGCCGCCAATGTCTACCTTCAGGCTATCGCTAACTGCACGCGCGGTCTGGAGCTTCCGCCTATCACGGAGATGGACCGCATGACAATTAAGAAGTTCTATCAGCAGAGCGCTCCGGTGCAGGGTGTGGTGAACTACATCGCCCGCAATGTCGGCGAGGTGATGCAGTACCTGCTGCTGACTAGCAAGGCAGACGACAAGCCGGTGCAGAAGCATTGGCTCATTGACCTGCTGGCGCGGCCTAACGACCGCTTCACCATCCGAAAGTTCGGCACTGCGTGGGCTGTCAACAAACTGCTGTACGGCGACGCTTGGGTCTATGCACCGAAAGCCGTCGGACGCAATCTGGGCACAATCAAGGAAATGTATGTTATCCCGTCCTGGCGCATCGGCGCGCAATGGGGGCAGGATTCAGTCCTGGAAGGTGTGAGGCTGCAAGGCTTGGCCGGTGACCAGACCATCCGTTTCTCGGATGTGTTCGAGAGCTTCGACTACAACCTTGACGACCAGAGCGCATTCGGCACGTCACGCCTTGCGTCCGCGTATCAGTACCTGTCAATGATGCAGAGCGGCATCTTGCGCGAGGACATCGCGCTGAAGAATGGCGGCGTCACGAACATAGTGACACCTCCGCAGGACAAGCTGACAGGCATCACGCGACCGGCTGAAGGAGACCAGCTGGAGCGAGACTTCAACTCAAAAGACAACATCGGCAAGACGAAGGTGCTGCGCTTCCCGATCGACGTGAAGACGCTGGGCAACGCTCCGGTGGACTTGGCAATTCTAGAGAGCCACAAGGAAGCCGTCACGGCGCTGTGCTTCGCTTACAACATACCTGTGGACCTCTACTACGGGCAGAGCAAGTACGAGAACGCCAAGGAGGCAAAGAAGACCATCTTCGAGATGAACGCGGTGCCGATGGCCAACGAGTTCGCCGAGGATCTGCTGAACTACTGCGGACTTTCCAAGGAGTTCTCGCTGGAGGTGGACACGCAGAGGATAGACGTGCTCCAGGAGAAGCCGGCAGACGCGCTCGATGCTCTCGACAAGATGAACGCATCGGTGAACGAGAAGCGTGAGGTCATGGGCTACGAACCGATACCCGAGGAATGGGCGGACAAACCGATGATACCGATGGGCATGCAGTTCGGCAACGAGGCTGCGGACATTGACATAAACGAGCTGGCGGGTAATGCGTAGGCGGATAAGTCCAGCAATGCGCAGACATCTTGACTATCTGCGACTGAAGGCCTTGCGTATCGCACAGGCCTATGAGTCGCGCCTCAAGCGTCTGCGGCGCGCGGAGGTTCGGCGCGTCCTCGGCTTGTGCAAGGACTACGACCCTAGCGAATGGGCGGGCGTCATTAACACGAACCTTTCGGAGCCGTACCTGCAGCAGATAGAGCGCGGCCTGATACTTTCAGTGGGGTTGCCACACGCGCAGAGCGTGGTGCGCGACATGAACAGGAAAAAGGCGGAGGACAGCGAGGTGCTGAAGAGCATGTGGATGTCCTCGCTGGAGCAGTACGCCAACGAGCGCGTCGGTGACCTGATAGTGTCCGTGTCCGGCACGCTGAAGGAGGACCTCATCAAGATTCTGCGGGCAAAGATGGCCGATGGCGTCACCGGCATAGAGAAAGTGACGCTTGAGGTATACAAGGAATATAACGAGCTGGCATTGTGGCAAGTCCGGCGCATAATTCAGACGGAGGCCATGATAGGGCTCGGCAAGGCCGGAGACGTGGCCGCGCGCACCCTCGACGTCAAGTACACCAAGCAGTGGAGCGTCAGCGGCCTGGGAAATTCCAGGGAGACGCACATCGAGGTGGACGGCGTGATCGTAGGACAGGACGAGCCGTTCAAGGTCGGCCGCAGTTACCTCATGTACCCGCACGATACGAGTATGGGCGCCGAAGCTGGAGAAATAATTAATTGCGCATGCGCAGTGATGCGCGTGCCGATGTGATTCCATAACTTTGTTTTTAGTTTTTGGGGATTCCGTTTTTTCGGGATTCCCTTTTTTTGCGCCGCAAACGTGACTATATGCACATTTAAGCACCTGCCATTCACGGGGTTAAATTCATGCGTAAATCTCAATTAACAATGGCATTGCAGTATAAATCACACGCTGGCGGCATCGAGGTGAAATCTAAAAAGGACGACGGCACGCTTTCCATCCGTGCCTACGCCCTTGCGTTCGGGAATATCGACAGCTACGGCGACATCATCAAGACAGGCGCATGCGACAAGTGGCTCAGGTCCGAGGACAGCAAGCGCTGCGCACTCTGTTATCAACACGACATTCGCAACGTAATCGGCGTAATCACCGAGAAGGGCGTCGACGACAAGGGGCTCTGGATAGAAGCAGACATCCTGCCGACTCAGCAGGGCAAGGACGTCCAGATCCTGTTGCAGGCCGGAGCCATCAAGGAGTTCTCAATCGGCTACTATGCGGACACATACACCTACGGCAAGGAAGACGGCCAAGACGTGCGCTATCTGGAGGAAATCAGCATCGTCGAGGTATCGCCGGTGACACGTGCGGCCAATCCGCTGGCCACCCTCACGGACATGAAGGCTGAAGACATGGCTGGCTCGCTGGCGGCAATGCCGGAGGCGCAGCTGTCTTCACTCCACGATGCGGTCGAGGAGGAAATCGCAAAGAGAATAATATCAAAACTATAATTAAACCCTACTAACATGGCAGAAATCGAAAAGAAAGCGCAGGAACTCCAGGGAAAGATGGAGGCTGCGGAGACAAAGGCCGAGAATGCAGTCAAGGAGGCTGCTGCTGCAAAGGCGAAGGCAGAGGAGACCGAGTCCAAGCTGGCAAAGGCAGAAGAGGCGCTTGAAGAGCGCAAGAAGGAGGCAGAGAACCTCGACAAGACCATCCAGGAGCAGCAGAAGGCTATCGAGGACCTCGGCAAGAAACTGAAGGAGAGGGGCGAAAAGTCCTTCGACGTCGTTCTCCGTGAATTCATGGATGAGCACAAGGAGGAAATGGAGACATTCGTCAAGAGCAAAACTTACGGCGGTCTTTCGTTCAAACTTGCGACCGCAAACATCACCAACACATCGCTGGCCGTCCAGCTGGACCCGAACATCCACGCTGACAAGCTGGCCGCCAATGCGTTCCTCACCACCTTCCCGAGAATCACCAGAACCGGCAACTCCATTGAATGGCTTGAAGGTTCTGACACTGACCAGACTGACTACGTGGGAGAGTTCGAGGAGGCGACCAAAGCAAACAGCTACGCCGTGTCCGGAAAGACGCGCAAGTTCGCCAAGATCGGCTCGTTCATCGAGGTATCGTCCGAGGTTGCGGACTGGTTCAACGCCGTCTATCAGTGGGCGCGCACACGCGGAATCGCTCGCATCCTCCGCAAGGCGGACGAGCTAATCTGGAAGGGAGACGGAGAGGACGCTGCCAAGCCGTTGCACGTCTACGGCCTCAAGACTTCCGGAAGCACCGCATTCGCCGCTACCGGCGCAAAGTATGAGAATGCGACCATCGCGGACGTCATTCTCGACGCCATCGCTCAGGCAAAGGCCAACGGCTACTCTGCCAACGTGGCAATCGTGCCGACAGCAATCGAGGCCCAGATTCGCGGCCTGAAGGACAAGAACGGAAACTACCTCTTCAATCAGGTGACCGGCATGTTCGGACAGGTTCGCGTCATTACTTCCGACCAGCTCGCGGCAACCGAGATCCTCGTGGCCGACACCTCATGCGTCGAGATTATCGACCGCGGAGACTACGAGATGGAACTCGAAAGGGTCGCAGGCAAGGACGGATGGAGAGTCTGGCTGCGCAAGTCCTTCCAGGTCAAGGTTCCAGGACCGGAGAAGAAGGGCATCATCTACGTTGCTAACGCAACCACCGCGATTGCAGCGATTGCACCAGCAGCCTAATGCCTGCTGACATCAAACGGCCGGAAAAGCCGCACGTTCCGAAGATAGGAGAGGTCGTCGTGTGTGAGGTGGTAAAACCGCACGACGGCATTCCTTCCGGAGAACGGCGAAAGGTTCGCGTGGACGCGGTCGTGAAGTATATGATCAAGGAAGGCTTCTGGAAGATAATTGGATAAATCACATGCTCATAGTCAAGAAAGTAATAGACGACAGGCGCTCATATCTGCTTCCGCAACTCAAGAGGTATGCGGGAGCAGTTGACGATACGCAGGACGCAATATTGCAGCGGATGCTTACTACTGCGGCCCTGGAGATCCAGGAGCACGCCGACGTCAGCATCCTGCCGTGCGAGCTGGAGCTGCACGTGGACAGGAACACGTCACGCGACATCCGGCTCTACCAGACGCCTGCGGAGGTGTTGTCCGTGACTTCCGCTGACGGAGCAAGCGTAGATTACACCACGGACGGCAGATACGTGCGCACTGCGGGCGTTTTGCCGTCTCTCGTGGTCAATTATACCACCGAGCCGAGAGAGGCCGAATACGGGCGCCTTTTGCCGCTTGTGTTCCAATATGCGACAGCCCTGTACGACGGGCAGACTGACGAACTAATCAAGATCATAGCGCAATGTTAAGACAACCGAGAAACGCGAGGACATACACGCAGCCGATAGAGCTGCTGTTTGCTGAACCGCACACGGACGAATACGGGCATGCCAGCCTCGGCGAGCCGCGCGTGGTGCTCCGCGTTTTCGCGTCGGTCGAACAGATGAGCGCAACGAAGTCGATGATGACGTTCCAGCAGGCAGACGTCGTGGGCGTGGACATCGAGATGCGGTGGACGGCGGCCAAGTTCAACGGCATACGCTGGCAAGGCCACGACATCGTGTTCTCGCAGCCGGAAAACGTAGGCATGCGCAAACGGATAATGCGCATATCAGGATATTACCAGGTAGACAACCCCTGACGCGGAGGAGCATGGAGCAGGACGGATTCATTGTCGAGAATTTTCCGGAGCTGAAAAAGGCATTCGGGAAGCACACGGCTGAAGTCAGGAGGGTGTGCGACGAGACGCTGTCAAAGGGTGCGATGTCCATCATATCCGAGGCGCAGCATAACCTGCGGATGAACGGCACGAACACCACCGGACTGCTATCCAACAGCGGACGCGCGGAGAAGCTGGGCAGTTGCGATTATCAGGCGGGCTTCTTCTCCGAGGAACAGGGCAGAGGCTATGCCGAGTACGTGGAGAACGGCCGCAAGGCAGGCAAGATGCCGCCGCCGAAGATACTGACGGCATGGGTGCGGAAGAAGCTCCGGATCCGCAAGGAGAAGCAGGCGGCCTCCGTCGCTTTCTTGATAGCGAGGAAAATCGCGAAGAAGGGTACGAAGGCGCAGCCGTTCTTCGGTCCGGCAGTAGCTTCGCAGCAGAAGGTCATATACAACGGAATAAAGACGGCATTAACGAAGATAATCAACAGGGGCAAATGATAGACATCAACAAGAGCATACAGGCATGTGACGAGCTTTTCCGTCACCTGACAAAAGCGATGCAGCGTAAGGGCGTATTTGTCGGCAGCACCGCCGGCTATCCGCGCGCGGAGATTGCGTCAATCAACGAGCAGAGCGGCATCGACAAGGGCGGTGACGTGCGTCAGATACTCGTGTCCATTGATTCGATGTCGAGCAGGAGCCTAGGCGAGGCGCTGGCAATCAGTCAGAGGAATCTGGACCTCATCAAGGAGGCAGAGGACACTACTGACAACTTCCGCATTCTGGGCGTGACCGAAAGCACCGCGCAGACGATGGAAGACATGACGGAGACACAAGCTGTCCTCTATCGCGTGATAACAAACATAACTTTTTATTTGGCAGCTAAATAAGGAAAATCATGGCAAAACTTGGAAACGTGAGGAAATTCTACCTCACAACAGGCAAAACTGCTGGAACCTTCACCTGGCTGAAGGGCGAGCAGAACAACGGCTTCAACCGCACAGCTGAAGCAATCGAAGTAAGTGATAAGCAAAACAGATGGGCACAATTCCTTTCTGGAAAGTTGGGAGCGACCGCGTCTGTAACAGTCTTCACTGATGACGCGGCAAGCGAGATGCAACATAAAATTATCAGTTCGCTTCACAATGGACAATCGGTGTTCGGCTTCATCGGCGAGCTTTCGGGCGATACAGGCAGCGCAACACCTACCGAGGGGGATCTCTTTGAGGCAATCATCACAGGAATCTCCGACACCAACGACTATGGATCTGTCGCGTCTCGCTCAATAGACCTGACGGTCACAGGAGAACCAACACACTATCCAACCATATCGGCAGAAGTATGACGGCGGAGTTTTCTATCGAATTGAAGAAAGGCGTGGCGGTGAACATCTTGATTACGCCGCGCCTTTTTGTTTACAAGGGGCGCGAGGGCGTCACCTTGGAGGCTGACGGGGAAAACATCCCTGCCGTCATGTCGCTTTATGCGGACGTGCTGTATTGCGGTGCGCTGAACTGGTGGGAGCTCTCCGGCAAGGATGCGGACGAGTTCGAATACACGCGCATGGACTTCCACGTCTGGGCTGCCGAGCATCCGGACGAGTTCGGGCGAATTGTCGCAAAGGCCGTGCGGCTGCTGTCAGGAAAGAGCCTTGCGGAGCTGACGGACGAGGCGAAGAAAAAGAACAAGGATACGGATGCAAAAAAAAAATCCTTGTGTGGCTGGATTACGCGCCTATTGAGGCGTTTCTGGTGGGGAGGTGCGGCAAGAGTGAGGAAGAAGCAGGATGGGTCAGCATGCGGCAGTACATCCTCCTGCGTGAGGCGGCGGAACAGGACGAGCGGCGAAAATGGGAACGCGCAAGGTGGCAGATGTTCCTAGCCTTGCAAATGAATCCTTATGTGAAGCAGAAGCCGTCCACGCCGTCGCTGTGGGTGCCGTTCTCATGGGAGAAGGACGCGGAGGCTGCAAGGGCACAGGAAGGAGACTGGCAAGTATCACGGAACGAACAACTGGAATTGGACAGATTGCTGGAAGATTTCATAAAATCAAAAAAATGACATGGGAAAGATAGGTGACCTCTGGGTCAAGTTGAAACTCAAATCGGACGAATACAAGAAAGGGTTGGACGAGGCACAAAGCAAGACGCGGTCGTTCTCGGACAAGATAAAGAGCTTGTCCGTCACGGCCGCTGCCGTATGGGGAGCTATTGGTGCTGCGGCAACAAAAATGGCTCTCGACTTTGTCAAATCCTCGCAAACCATGGGTGACCAATGGGACATTCTTATGACGCAAGTCTCCACACGCTTGCAGCAGATACGTGCGGAATTCAACAGAGAGATAGCAGCGAACGGGTGGTTCAAAGGCTTTTTCAAGGCCTTTTTTTCCGACACAACGGAAGTCGAAGCTATGGCTGTCGGTAAGGCTCTGTCTCAAGCCAAGGACGCCATGACGGAGATAGAGTATGCGTTCAGACTGAACATGGAGCAAACCGGTCCGAAACTTCACGAACTATATCTCAAAATGATGAATTCCGCGCTCTCTGCTTCTGATAGAGAGGCAGCGGCAAAGGACTACCGCAAGGAGGTAGAGGACATCTACGCGCCGCGAGTGAAAGGAATTAAGGACATCCTAGACAAGACTGTCCAGCAATATCTTGTGTTAGGCGGGATATCTCCGAATAAGTATAGCACCGAGAAGGTTGTAGACCTCATCAAGATGATGGGTTCAGATCCGGCCAAAGTTGAGCGCGAGTATAGTGATTTCTTCGCTGGTTATCAGAACCTCAGCGACGACATCTCCGGCAATCTCGTGTCCACTATGGAGGCGTACTATAACACTACCAATGAGATGAACGACATGCTGAAGCGTGCCGACCGAACAGCGCAATCAATGGAGAAAACAGGACTTGACGACCTCATCAAGAAACTTGGCAGCGTCAAGGACGGCATGTCGGACTTCCGTGCGCAGGTGGCTGAAGAAGCGGAAGTGATAGCCGCCGACGAGGAGTTCCAGAAGATGGCCGACCCTCTGGAAGAGTTCGAGCGCACGCATGACGAAGCATTGAGCAACATGACGGAGAAGCAGCGGATATTCGCGGAGTTCGCACAGGAATATTACGAGAAGGCAGCCAAGGCTACATGGGAATATCAGCAGAGTCAGGAGGCCGCACTGGAACAGGCGCAAAAGGATGCACAAGCGGCAGCGGACAAGCAGGCGGACGAGGCGGCAAAAGTTGCCGAACTTAACCATGCGCTGACGGCAGCCATAACCGAAAGCCTATCTGACGGAACCCAAGCATTCACAGACATGCTGTTCGGACTGGAGGGAGCGGATGCCTCCAGTATCCTGTCGGCACTCATGCAGCCGTTTGCAAACACGGCTAAGCAGCTCGGAGAGATGCTTGTCGCGCAAGGCGTCGCCGTGGAAGTTTTCAAAAAATCGCTTGACAGCCTGCAGGGGGCTCCGGCCATTGCCGCCGGAATGGCTCTTATAGCCATCGGCTCGGCCATATCATCAGGAATCAAGTCTCTCGGAGCGAGCGCAGGCAGCTCCGCGTCGTCGTCCGCCGCGGCAGGCTCGTCAGGCGCAGGCACGGACACGAATATCAGCACGGAAATGACAATCTACGTGAAAGGTAGGATTTCCGGCAAGGACATACTCATATCGGGCGACAATGCACGAAGTTATTACGGGAGGTAACATGGCGGAATATGGACTTAAATATGTGGCGAATTTCGACAGCCGAAAGGAAGCCGGCGCAAAGGCATTCACCTTGGAGATATGGCAGAAGGATCTGCCGCAATCATTCGAGGCAAAGACTATCCGCGCATGGCGAGGGCTGACGCTTGAGGTCGACGGAGACGACGACCCTGTCTCTCCTATCCAGAAGACCATCGTGAATTTTACGCTCGTGGACGCGCCGGAAATTGCGGATGCGGCGACGGAGAAGTCTGGAGACTGGCAGGAGTTCTTCACGCCTGACAGCACAATGTATAAGGTTATCATCAAGCAAGGGCAGCAATACTTGTGGAGCGGATTCATAACGCCCGACAACTGGCAGGAATCGCTGGACTATCGCGGAGCGGTGACCATTACCGCACGCGACAACATCGGCCATCTCCAGGACTTCGATTTCGACCTTCAGGGAGACAATGCCGGCACGGCGACGATTGCCAACCTGCTGAAGGCGGCAATCGACAAGATAGACTTCCAGATGGCTATATATTACCTTCTCGGCGAGTGGGAGTATCAGTCTGCACACAAATGGATATTATACGACAATTCGGAATTGGCGGACTTCCGCGTGAATGTGTCGCAGTTCGAAGGCAAGAACTGGTACGATGTCGTGGAATCAGTATTGTCCTCGTTGGGCCTGTTTATCCGTTACACAGGGAACAACCAATACGTTGTGGGCCATCTGCGTTACTTGCCGTGGTTGGGGAATCCGACGCAGCAGAGCACTGATGTGCAGGATGTCGTTTTCCTCGGCGGCGGCACTCGCACCTACAAGCCGGCGTATAAGCGGATAGTCGAGAATATGAAATATGACTTCAGTGAAGAGGCGCAATATGAAGCATCGGACGGCTTGTCATTGAAAGCAGCTACCGACACATACACGACCAACATCTCCGTAATGATTCAGGAGCGTCCGGCGACATACGCGCAGATAACGGGTGCCGTTACTCGGAACACCAATGCTGCCGCTAAAGGCTGGCAGACAGGAAACGGCTTCGGTCCATTGGCTGGCAGGACATCATCCGAGCTGGACCTTGACCATGTAGCGCTATTGTCCGCCAATGAGAAAACCGCGTCAAGAGTGTTCGTCTACAACATCGACACATTGCTGGCCGGCATGAACGGCACGCTGGAGCTGCAATTCGCAGAAAGTCCTGCGATATATGCACAGCGAAGGGGGCGACAGCCTGAATATGTGCTGCTGACACATTCTACGACTGGAGAAAGCGGTGGAACGACGGAAAGAAAAGAATTCACTCCGCACCTGTCGTCGCTCAAGTATGCGCTGATATTTACGACTTTGGACGGCACTGAATATTACAAGACAGAAACGAGCTGGCAGCAGGGCCGCAAGATTCTTGAATACAGCGAAAATCAGAATGCCGGCTCCATATCTTTCAATCTCGAGGATTCGTCCACCCTCATCGGGCAGACACTGATGCGCACGGCCGGCCGCCTGCGTCTTGTCCTGTCGGAGATATACTTCGACGTCGGAGATGCTAACGTACTTTTGACGCCTCAAGGCTGCGGAATATACATGGCTGTCACCGGCATTTCCCTGAAGAGATCGGAAG